ATGGGCTCCACCTTGGAACAGAACGGGCCCGCTTTCCATAAAAAATTTTTATCAATATCCCATCTTTAATAAAAAAATATTATCAAAAAAATGCACTTTTTTTCATTTTAGGGGTTTACATTCTCTCTAGTTGTGGTATAATATACCTATAAATTGATGGAGAGAATGAAATGTTGAAATTCGAATTACTTGCAAACGTTGGAGATACCATTAAAGCATATGACTTTAAAGGTATGCAAGACCATTATATCCAAGGCAAAATCATTGACAAGGGTGATATTAAACACCCAACTTATGGTTCTGTCATGTACCGTGGGTACTCTATCCTCATCACGGAAGATTCAGGAAGCACTTCTGGTGGTCGTGTTGGGGATATTGGATATGTTCCATTTGAAACAGACTTCATGGAATACGATGAACGTGTCACTTTGGTGTGACACTTTGTCACATAAAAAAAGTGAAAAAAAGTGAAAAAAATGCACTTTAGGGGTTTACAACCACGTTCTTTTGTGGTATAATATACTTATATTAATGATGGAGAATAATCGTAATGACAATGACTAAAGCACAAATGGACAAGCGTCTTGAAATGATTAAAGCCGCTGCAAAACGTATGGAAGCACGTAAAGCTTTCAAAGCTAAACAAGCTGCAAACGCTGCTACTATTCGCAGATATACCGATGTAGTTGAGAAGCCAAAACGCAAATCTCGTGAAGATGAATTTGATCGTATGATTGATAAACTCGACGAAAATCATAATCACTGGACAGATGAGCGCGATTACGCCAAACAATATTATGGTGATGTAGCTTACCAAACAACTCGATATGACGACGATTGGAACTAATATGAGAACAATTCACTACGTCGGCTTCCGCGGAGACGAATATGTACGTGCATATCGTATCTGGGGTGGACCCGTCATGATCCACAAGGACAACGATCCTCGTGTTATGACCGAGGTCGCCGACTGTGATGTTGTGATCTATGGTCCTAAGTATAAACCTACACCTTGGGTATGGGATGCAAGTCGAGATATGTAAGTGGCTAGGGACAGTTAGTTTCCTAGCTGCGGCTTTATTACTTTCGTCGAATATTGAAATATCGCGTTATGGATTTTTGATATTCTTATTTGGCCATATAGTTCTAACAGTTCTATTTTGGCGGCTAAAAGATAAACCTATGTTCGTACAAAATTTCTTTTTCTTATTTGTCGATGCATGGGGAATTTATAGGTGGTTTATAGCATGAGCACTCCAGCATATAAAAAGCGTGCACGTCAAATTATGCATGCAAAGCAAAAAGAAAAACGTGAATATGAAAAGCTTTTCGCTTCAGTAAAAACTTTTAAAAGGGAGTTCAAACCATATGTCCCGACGAAACCAGTTACGCGCGATGTCCCAAAATATCCAAGCCTCACGACGTCGGACGCAATACCAACTCATTGCCCAAAAAGAGAATCACCAAAATATACAGGAAATCTTATCGTCGGAATTGCAACAATGCACAAATCAAACGCAGTTCCAATTATCAACAAAAAGCAAGCAGAAGAAATAGCCAACATGAGGCGCAACTAATGAAAGTAGATCTAATTGAATATTATGAAGACACTGGCGTGTGTATACTTGATTTAGATAAAGAAGCACAAAGGTATCTATTAGAACGAGGCTTTAACTCGTTTCTAAGTGAAGCAATTGAAAACATGGAAACAAAGGAAATCGAAAATGGTACAAGCAGCGATTGATTTAGATGTATATAGTTCTTTAGAACCTGAGGGCGTTAACACATGTGTGTTTATTGGTGAATCAGGTGATCCCGCGTGTGAAATGAATTTTGAATGGACGGATCTTATTAGTAGCGTATATGAGATGTATTGTATTCCTTCTGGTCCTATTGTATACGACATTGATCAAGATGGAGTTCAAGAAATTCTAAGCGTTGTAGATCAAATGCGTAATGCTGCTGATGATCTCGAAGAACGAGTACGTAGCGGCAAAATTTTGCTTCGAGATAAATGGGTCGCTGATAATGGACCAAATAATTTTGGAGCATCTACTAATGAGTATCAAGTATCTTATTCAGAATATTTAGATCATTTAATGCAAAACCAAAGGAGTGAAAATGAATAGATCAGATATGCTTGACAAACTTCGTGAAGGAGTTTGTACTGTTACCTTCACGAAGGTCAATGGTGAAAAACGTGTAATGGATTGTACGTTGAATATGAAAACCATTCCTAAAGAGCATCAGCCAAAATCTGATGGTAATCTAGATGAAGGTGTGAATGCTACTATTAATGTCATCAAAGTTTATGACGTGAAAGCCGAAGGGTGGAGATCTTTTCGAGTCGATAACGTGACTCAATTTGATGCGTAAAGATCCATTAACTAGGCATGAACTATACGACCATTTGATCTCTAAGGTGTGTGTAATTAAATATACACCAAAGGGATCTATGGCAGTTGCTGGAAGATTTACTTTACTACATGAGCATATTAAGGAGCTAGACAATTTCCCTATTGGATTTGAAACCATATACGAAACTGCTATGTTTGAGCCTCATTGTATTACAGCACTCAATATAGACACCAATCAATGGATCTCTATTGAAGTCAATACTATTATTAATATTCAAATACCGTAACTTTTTTTAAAAAAAGTGAAAATAACTGTTTACAAACACAAAAAACTATGATAGAATATACTTGTAAATTGATGATGGAGAACTAATATGGCAGTACGTAAGAAAAAATTACCACCTCGTATGAAGCAAGGTGTAGCTGGTATCCCACTCGATAATTGGGAAAAAGCTAAATACTACGTCCATTATGAGCTTGATAAAAAGCCTACAATGGAAATCGTAAAATCCTATATCAAAAAAGAGTTTTCAAAGTCTGATGCTAAAGCTATTTTAGCTAACCCAGATTATCTATTCCATATGTACTCACATTACGCAACTGGTATTGTGTGGCTCAACAATGGTATAGAATTTCCAGACAATTGGAAGCAACTTACTACTCGCATCAAAGAGTTCTATTCTGAATATATCGAAAAAGGCAAGAAAATTCTTGCTGAAAGAGAAAAAGAAGCTCAAGCAAAAAGTAATGTTCGAGTTCTAACTCCACAACAACGTATGTGGAATAAAGTTAATGACACCATTATCGAAGAACTAGACACTATGGAAGACGAATGGATGGATGGTCAAACAACTGAAATTGATCTATACAACCGAATGCGTTTCCATGACATCAAAGGTCCAGCTCTTGAAATGGTCAAATCACTTCGCCTTGATGGTTGGTACTCTGATTACTATGATGCATACCACAAGAAATGCGATCAAGCTGTTGAGGGTTATTCCCATCTATCACGCAAAGAAATCAAGCGTCGATTGAATGTAGTAACTAAAATGATTGAAGATGTTGAAAAGCTCAAAGCTTCAAACAAAGCAGTTCGTACTCGAGTCAAAAAACCAAAGGCGGCTGATTCCCAAGTTAAAAACGTTAAGTACCTTAAAGAAGAAGTTAAAGATTACAAGTTGGCTTCAATCAATCCAGTCCTCATTGTTGGAGCGATGCGATTGTTTACCTTTAATGTCAAAACAAGGGTGCTTACCGAATATGTCTCTAATGTTGTAAAAGGATTCGAGGTAAAAGGTACTACCATTCAACATATTGATGAAGAAACAAGTCGTTGTACTCGACTTCGTAAGCCTGATGATGTTCTACCAAGTATCATGAGTAAAACACCAAAACAAATTGATAATATCTTTAAAGGTTTGTCCACTAAGATTAATGTACCAAATGGACGAATCAATGGAGATACTATCATACTAAGAGCATTGGATAAATAAATGAAGGAACTACTATTAGCGGCAATCACTTCGTTATCTCCTGTTGACATTGAATGTGTGGCAAAGAATGTTTACTTTGAATCCCGCAATCAATCTCATTTAGGGCAAATGGCAGTGACCCATGTGGTACTCAATAGAGTAGTTGATGATCGCTACCCAAATACACCATGTGAAGTAGTATACCAAGGACCAACTCATCCAAGTGGATTTCCTAAAAGACATAAGTGTCAATTCAGCTGGTATTGTGATGGTCTATCCGATGTACCAATTAACCGAGAAATGTGGCTACAGTCTGTTGACATAGCTATTCAGGCTATATCAATGTATGAGTCTGGTTATGATGTGACAGAAGGATCTACTCATTATCATACGTATAGAGTATATCCTAATTGGCGCCATAGCCTAACTAAGACTATGCAGATTGATGACCACATTTTCTATAGATGGGAATAACATGATTGAAAATACTATATTAACAAAAAAGAAATTTTCAGTCTTAGTGGAAGAGAACGTTTTAAAATTTAGTTTATCATATATGGATGCGATACTAAAAATCTGCGAAGACCGAGAATTAGATCCAGGTGAAATTAGCAAATTGATTTCACCCGTAATTAAAGATAAATTAGAAGCAGAATGCGTTAAACTAAAATTAGTGGAGGGCACATCAAATCAGCTGCCAGTATAGAATGGAACCCTTTGACGCTTACCGGTATTATCAATCTTTAAAACTTCACTTTGAGTCTAAGACTTATGATGCCGCTAAATATAATTTTAAAACAAGCGCAAATCCAAAAAGTTTTTGGAAGCGCAATGACAAATACCACTTTGCAAAAGTGGCTAAAAGGTTTAAAGATGTACCTGAGATGATTGGTTGGTATGCCTCTCATTTTATTAATGGTACAAAATGGATTGGTGAAATGTTGAATGCCGAGGATGTATATCAATCTTGGCTGAAGAGGATGCAATCAATCGGGTATATCTTTGAACAGGATTTGAATCATTTGTCTTTACAGTATGAAAGTTTTGACGACATGCTTAAATGCAAAAGTAATTCTCATCCTGATATAATCACTGCATATCTTGAAGAAGAGATTTCTCTTGAGACTGTAGTGATTATAAATAAACTTACCGGCTTTATGAATAAAGCTGATAAGGAGATTACGGAAACTATTATGTGGCCGGATATCTCATTGAAAGTCCGAAAGTACGATCCATTCGTTCAAGTTGATATTGAAAGAATGAAAAAAATTGTGCTTAAGGTATTTACATCATGAACAAAATGGTGTATAATATAAATCTATATTATGAATAAAGTGGATAATTCAGTAATACAACGCAAATACGGAGAAAATATATGTCTTTTGCAAATCTTAAGTCGCGCTCTGCCGACATTTCTAAACTAGTCCAAGCAGCTGAAACTGCTGGCGGTTCCACCCAAAAATCTTATCAAGATGATCGTTTCTGGAAACCAGAGGTAGATAAATCTGGTAACGGTTATGCCGTTATTCGATTCCTTCCTGCTGCTGAAGGTGAAGATCTACCTTGGGTTAAGTATTGGGATCACGGGTTTAAGGGTCCAACTGGTCAATGGTATATTGAAAACTCATTGACTTCTATTGGTCAACCTGATCCTGTATCTGAGATGAACTCAGAACTTTGGAACTCTGGTATTGAAGCCAATAAGGACATTGTGCGTCAGCGTAAACGTAGACTACATTACGTTTCTAATATTATGGTAGTGGAAGATCCCGCTAACCCAGCTAATAATGGTAAGGTATTCCTTTATAAGTTTGGTAAGAAGATCTTCGATAAGATTATGGATGTGATGCAACCGCAGTTTGCCGACGAAG